ATACTCAAGCCCAATGTAGGTTTTATCTTTCTCTAAAATTGCGGCTGGGCGGTCTTTATATTCGCCCGTGCTAGGGGACAACAACATAATTACTTGATTATCATTCCCCTTCAGAGGGTAAATGGATATATCAGGAGACACAGGTGGCTTATCTCGCACAATAGCCTCTATTCCACCATACGTGTATGGTAAGACTACTGCTTGAACAGATAAATCGTTTACATAATCAATTATAGCGCGCTTGCTAAATTGTCCACCGCCGAGGCCCGCAGGGCCGGGGCTATAAAATGTTTGTTGATCTACCGTTTCGTATTTGTATTTATTACCAAACACAAGAACTATTTTCTTAAATTCATAACGATACGTTTGATCATACTTTATTTGTGTATCGTAGTAGGTTAAATCAGCAAAATCTGCGGGCGAGAAAAAGAATGTTTGAACCAGCTCGTCCTGTAGCTCTTCTCCGACTGGTGCGATGGACGTCCCCAAAAATGATTTTGGAACTCTATACTTTTCAACAATATAAAGCAATGTTTCACTGTGGCATGTTTGATTAAGAAACACTTGCTCTAATGTTCTCTTGTACGCGTTCATTAATTCATTTGGCACATCTTCAGGGTAATAGTCTAAACGTGCATTTTCAGCTGCTTCGGTTGCCACCGATGGGTCTTGATTTGTTTCGCGCGTATAATCTTTCATAAACTTGACCGGTAGACTGATACCACCCGATTGTGTTTTGTTGTTGATAAAATTAGCCCATTTATTTTTTTCTAAAGTCTTGTTAGAAACAGTAGCGTGCAAATCAAAAAGACCCTTGTAGATTATTTCCTGAGAGGAAAAATCAAAGTCGCCTCCTTCGTTTGTGACAACCTTTTTTCGCGTAGTAAAGTTTAGAGCTGTAAATAGACTGTCATAGTATCGACTAATAGCGTATCCTTGTAAAAGATCCAAGAACAGGGCAGTATCGGGATCGTTCCTGATTGAACGTAAAAATGATTGTGAGTTAGGGCCACTAACTTTGCTGTCCGTATCTGGAGCTATTGTAATTTTGTTATAGAATGGCAATACATTTGTATTGAGAAATCCGTCTTTTAAGAGAGCTAAGTCAGAATTTAATACTGCTAGATCTTTGTTAGATGCCTCAAGTAGGGCCAATGTATTTGTTGCTCCTCCAAACGTGCTTGTTGTAGTCGCCGCGGCAAATGAATTAAGGGCCGTCCCCATGGAATCAGAATATAATTTATAGTAGGAGTCAACGTTTTTCTCTGTTGCTGTCTGCGCGGTGCCAACCACTTCAAACCAATCTTTTACTATCCCATTCATTGTGATAGCGGGGCCATGATAGGGTGCTAAGAAGGTGGATCCGGTGTTCCTAAACTCCATCTCAAGATAGTACGCGTTAGGTATCAAATATTCTTTGACCTTTGGATCAGCAATAACATCTTCATAATCTGGTGCTGCGAACACATAAAAATTATAAGTTGGCTCAATATTGGTAGATATGCCTGCTGCTTCCCTGACTGTTTTGTCGATTGGCATCAAGTAATGCAGGGAGGTATGATCCAGGTAATTTTTTGAAAGCGCCTGTTCGCTTAACAGTCCTTCGTATGTGGTAGTAAAAATCAGCCCAGGAGTTGGGGTGGTAGCACCGATTGTAAGTGAACCTTTTAAGTATCCTTCAAAATTACTCGCTTGTATGAGCCAATTACTAGAGTTTCCAGCAGCTGTGGCATCCACACTGTAGTAGGAATCCCAAGCACTACGATTAAGATTGGCAACTAATGTGTTCTCCTCTCCATGAGGGTTCTCTGATGTTGGATAGTCTACATCGAAAATTACATTTGTGTTTGTAGAAGAGGCGCCTTGGGACGGCTGGAATTGCTTTCTAAGCGGCCCTATGCTGCCCGGGCCTTGGTCTGAAGCGCCTGGGTTCTGACCATCTCGTAGTCTGTCAACGATTCCAGCGTAGTTAACCAATGCAGGGCCGGCGGTGCTTGTATAAACTGTCTGATATGCTCCTAAAACTCCTCTTAAGGGATCTTGTGTTCCCCAGTTGTCTCGCACCATTGGGTGAAAATCAACAACTGTACCATTAACTATAGAATTATTCTCTGTTGTAGGATAATTTCCTCTGTCTTTTAAGCCAATTTGCGGCGTGTCAATGATTAAAAGCTGGTCTTTAAAAGATCTATTTTGAATAGTAGCCATATGTTAATAACCTGTCGTTGTTGGAGTGATACCTGTAGTAATTATGCTCGGCGCCGAAATGTTTTCTACTGTGGTGGTTCCTAAAGCAACCTCTTCTGTATCAGTAGCAACAGGAACATTTTTAGAGTACAACACATTAATGTTGTTTACATCATCCAGAACTAATGCTTCTGATACCTGTGTGTTGATAGAGCTAACTGCGAGTTCTGGATTTGCCACCGCTAATGTTGTGTTAGCGGTCCCTAACACAAACATACTAGTCAATGGAGCGCTCTTAATTGGACTTTCGCCTGAGACCACGTTTGAAACGCTAACTATTTTGCACACAAGAGGCTTGGATTGATTTATAGACAGGTTGTATGCTTGCTCATTTAGCAATGCCCAATTTTGTTTCTTCACGCCATTTGACATACTATACGAAGCTAGATATTGCACCTGAGCAACTGAGTTATAATTAATCATCTTTGACGCTGATGAAAGTTTATTAATTGCTTCACTGTTCTGTGAATAACTGGCTGATGCTGGCGAGCCCTCTAGTAAAGAAAAATTAGACGTTATGTCTCCACCTCCGGGTCCGACAATACTGTCGTTTATAAATGTGCTTGTAAATGTGCTTGTAAAAACATTCACTGAAGACGAATTAGCTATGACTGTCTGTAGCGAGCCTGATAGAGATGCCAGCTTATCATTCTCGTAAACAAACTTAGATGTGCTAGACAGATACTCCTCAGAGTCAATTATTTTTCTTGCTGTAGAATTACCTCTTACAATCTCGCTCAACCTAAGTGGGTTTCTCTGTACGGAGATTCCACTAGCCTGCAGGACTTGTCTTGTTCTCGCAGTTGTAGTGGCGCGACGGGGTGTATCTAATACAGCATTGTCACGCACCGAGCTTTGCAGCACCGGGAGCACTTCGTTATTTGGGATATCTAGACTAGTAGCCGCGACGAACATTGGATTAGGTGTTAAGTTGAATGATTCAGGGGACAAAAACCCATACACATTTAGCGTGGCAGCTTGAGTATTCACTATGTTATATTTTTTCGCTTCTTTGGCAACTCTTGATTTATAGTTAGCAAAAGATATAGTTGGTATAACTGAGTTAGTGCTGGATATACTTTGATCAATATAATCAAAGCCGTAATTTGCGGTCCCTACAAACTGGTACGGATCTTCAAACTCTTTAAAGATGTTATTTATCGGGTTGCGACTAGAGCGATATATCTTAGTGTCTTCAGACACGGTCGCTTTATTCTGTACAAATCGTTTTAGAACAGCCTCTATTTTTGCTAAATATTCCTGTACTATCTGTACTAATAGTAATCGATCGGAATCGTAATTTGGATTGTACTTGTTAACTAACGCTAGCAAATTTTTGCGCCAAAAGGCAACAGAAAATTCTTCAAATGGCGTGGTGCCAAATATGGCTTGAACTGATGTCAGATAGTCTGTTACCAAACTATCAAAGGCGCTAAAGTTATTTTGATCGTTTCCTGTTCGTATGAAGTCTTTTACGCGCTTCAATTTGAGCTTTAGTAATGATATGGAATCACTAATAAGTTTGTTTGTTTTATCCTCTACAATAATTTCTGCTTTGTAAAGAGCCTGACCCTTGTTGACGCCTGCCACTTCTCTATCGATAAAAGCAATTTCATACATTCCACCATTACTTGTGGTATTGCTAATGACACTACAGTCGTCGCCTAACTTGGCGACCTGAACAAATCTAGAGATAGCTTGCAGGCCGCAGCTTTTAACTTTACCAGGAGTAAGGCTATTTCCCAGAGCCTCAGTTCCAACTAGCTTGTGATATATAACTATATCCTTTATCGATGTTGCCGCAGCCAAAGATTGATCATTTTTTATGAAAGATCCTAACATAGTGGCATTTTTGGCATAATTCATTAAATCAAAAGTAAACATCCCATTGATATTGCCAGCAGTTCCGCGAGACAATGTGATCGGGGAAAAATAAACCTCTTGAGTTTTTTGAAAAGAATAGTCAAGAGATCTGGCAGCGTTTACTACTCTAAGATCCTTTAGCTTGACGTTCAAGATCTGCGCGACGTTTAAAGTAGGGTGGCTTATATTTGAATGAGCTGCGCCTGCCATGTAAGTATTATTATGGAAGTGAACCGATCCAGGCCAAACTGTGTTAGCCGAGCCATAGTCGGCAACCGTATCATTTAGCGTGTATATCGAAGCATATATGGGACTCACGCCTCCTTCAAGCAAAGTCTCTTTAGCAATGTTATTGATTGATATCTTTCCGTTTCGGCTTCTATATGAGCATACCAAGACGTACAGATTATCAGACATCTGTAGATTGAATCGTTTAGCATGTAAAAAACTATAAACATTGGTTCCATTTTCTGAGTCAGACTTTTCTTTGAAGTCGCTTCTTTGAGTAGAAAAATAAAACTTGTTTTTTGGATTTGACGATATTATCTTTTTTAGGGTCGCAACGTTGGAACTTAAAGCCTCTATTTCACTCTTATCTGTTGAAAAATGCACGTAGTTTCCAAATGTGACAGATCCAAAAGTCGTTCCAATCTGAATTATTTTTTCGTTTGATAAGCCTAAATCAACAGTTAGCAAATCTGGAAACTTAGGATCTTGAGATATTCTTACATCTTGTATTGTTACAAACGGCATTCCTGCTGAGTATGGTCCTATTGATACTGTCATTAACAGGGCTCCTCATTCTCTGTTGAGTATATATCTCTATTCAGCTTAATCCTGCTAGCATTGGTGATAACTGCTAACGGGTTAATTCCTAGATTCTCTAGTACTTCTTCTGGAACTTCGTCGTCAACAAGAACGTTGATATAATACTCTATGTTCTTGTCAGTTGAGGCAACAAATTCTGTTGTTGAATCAGGAGTATAGCTCATCTGCGAGTATCCTGTCGAACTAGATAAATAAACTTCTATTTCAAAGTTTTCTTTTTCAAAGGGTGTATTTTCTTCTATCAATTCTAAGAAAAGATAATTTTCTTTTAGCGCTAGACTGATTGTCTTTTGGTTGTCTAGATACCCTGTAATAGCAGGCGGGCCCAATGGGCCTTTTTTAAAGTATGTTTCATAATCAATTGTTATGTCAATCTGAGGTATTTGTAAGATATAATCGTCGTCATTTAAAAATGCCTGCCCTAAAGAACAAGAGGGCACTGATAATAATTCAAGTTGCCACGCAGGGGCATTCTGTTCCGTAAAAGAAGAGCGCCCGATGGGATATGCGTCAATAGCACCCTTGTCGCCATAAGGCTGTTGTTCAAATATTTCAGCATAGTTTGCTGGATCCGAGGTGTGCCCTCCTATGGTAGAATTGAAAGAGGAAGACACTTGGTCTATAAATCTGGTGACCCGGGTTTCTGCGCCTTCACGGGTTGTTAGGACCTTCATCTTTGGGGTGTTACTTTGGATTCTGCCTCTGCTGTCGTTTTGTACCTCGGTAAATCCCGAGCCACTGACGTCATACAACACATCATCATCAAAGAATGCATAATAAACTGGCTTGAGTTTGCCCGCCGCCAATCGGTCTTTACCATAGTTTGTTAACTTAAATTCTAAAACTTCTTCTTTTTTGTTAAAGAATTCCATTATCCAATATCTCCGAGATCTATAGTGTCTGGTATGTTGTTCGGTAACACGTCACCGGACGCGTACTGCACTGTTTCATCAATCTTAACTAGTTCCACCAAAGAGAAGTAATCGTATGGCCAGTTGTAAGAGTAGGCTCCTATGGTGTCTTCAAATCCACTGGTGTCATCTGTAACCAAAGATCTTCTGTACTTCTCAAAAGACTTTTTAGAGCGCTTCTTAACCTTAAACACAAGCCATTGTATGTCCTCTGAGTTGCTTACCAATAAATCAAGCACTTGTTTGTCATCAATAACAGCTTCTTTTTGCTCAAATTTTTCGCTAAGGTCTGGTGGCAAATTCTGCCACATATCTGCAATGTCTTGCTGTGTAACATTTGCAGAGAATTCAAAAGCGTACATCAATATCGGGTCCACTGTGCTGTTGGTGACAAAATCAAATTTTGGAGGGAACACGTATTTTTTAAGACTTTGTTCAATATTCTCATACTGTGGGCTTGTTTCGCTTAGACTAAAAAACTTTCTTCTATTGTTGACGGTCTTAAATGGCACAGCAACAACTGCTTCTTCTAAGGTATTTGCTTTTTTCACCGATCCAATTCTGAATGCATTGTTTGTGGGCATCCCAACCACGTCAGCTAGCGAGGCTTCCTGCGTGTCCTGAACGGTGACAAAGAAACCCTTGTCTGAAGCATCTGGGATGGCACCGTATTGGTGCCACATTCCCCTTACGGAGATTCGATCGGCGCTGCTGGTTCCAGCAGACACAAGTGAACCTGACGGTCTCGTGAATGGTACACCAGCAAAGTTTAAAACTGGTGTCTCAAACTTAGACTGTATGAGCCAACGCTTCTTTTGTGTTACTGTTTCATCTGGTACATCGTTATAGAAATCTAACAAGTTGAAGCAACTATCTATTTGCATTCTGGGATCATGATCTGGGTCTGAGCCCACAACATAAGCCACTGTCTCAGCGCGGTCCAAGGTCACTGTTGTGTTAGCAAAGATTTCATCCAACGTTGTCTGACCATTGACTGATGCTGTATAAGTAAATGTAGCCAATCCTTTCCCTGCAAAGCCGGGAGATGTTACATGACTAAAGCTAGCTGAAAGGTTTCCTGCGGTGGACTGCTTTAATGGGAATCCAAAGGCTGATGCTCTAGTGTACATATCAAATTTATCGCGATCGACCTCCGGGTCAGCGATCGTAAGGGAGCCCGTAGTCATCGGTCGATAGAGTCTCAACCTCATTTGATAAGTGCTGCCGCTAACAACTGCCTTAAATTCATCTTCTCTTCTGGATTGTATTGATGTTAGTTTATCATTGAAGAACTCAATTGTTTCGCATAAAAAGTTGTCAATAGCCATCTCATACAGCTTGGTTCCTCTTATATCCGGCTTAATGGCGCCGAAAGAGGTGCCCAGACCTGGGAACCCAGCTCCCGCGGGAAAGCCATTATTTTTATCATAGATTAAAGTACCCGTAACATATTCACTGTTAAGGTATGCAACAGGCTTGTATAGCGCTTCAAAAGGCAGCTTCTGTGGCGTATATCCTCTAGACTCTGCCGAAGAAGTTCCCAGGCTAGTTACTTTATCAAAATGAATATCGCCTTCCGGTAACTCGGTCACAGTTGTATTTTCAACAGGGGCGAGGACGCCAGGAGCAGATGACGTATTCGTGAGAATCCAGTTGCCAACTGCGATACCTGACTTAATGGTATTATACATAATACCGGGCGCATATAGAGGCTGCAAAAGAATTCTACTTGAGAGCCTGTAATCAGTAGTTTCAGTGTTTAAGTTATTTAATAATGACTGTGACATAAGTGTCGCTAACTCTAAAGTGCGTTCTGCTGGGTAAAATCCTTTATATGGAAGGAATTTTAATAGCGCATTACAACGTAGCGATACCTTATCTCTCTTAATCTTTAAGTTTCCAGATCTTTGGTCGTTTAGGTCCTCATCTACAACAGAGAAATACTTTAAGAAATCAGAGTTTGTGTAAGTCTTAAAGAAATCATCTTGCGAACTATCCGAGATAGAAGCTCCCGTAAGGTTAAAGACATTGTCTATATCTGCAAGGAAGTTTCCTTCGTTATCTTCTACATATGTACTAATAAGTTCACTTATTCTGAATTCTGGCACTATTGAATAGTCTTTGCCGACTACGGCGATTCTTTCTGAGTACGTATCATACGATTCATATGGAGTTTTTCCTGATTGTGTTCCTGCTTCCCAAAGAGCATCACCAGCATAAACTTTTATTGTTGTCGATGGAACCTTACCCGCCGGGACACGAAGAGCATATGTAGCGGCGGTCCCAAGTCTAGAATCACCGTCAATACTTCCAGAATAAGATGTGTAGAAGTTCATCAACTCGCCGGCGCCGTCGCTTATTCCTACAGAGGAAGTGGTAGCAAAATTTAAATGCCCATCCAAAGGCCATGTTGAGGCGGATGCAACTGTTATCCCTTGGGAGTTAACACCCCCTCCGTACACTGCTGAGCGCTTAGTGCGATCATCATCCCATATGTTGGTTATAGAGAAATCTGTTCTTCTACGAACTGAACTGTTAAACATATTGATATCTGATGGGTACAGGTTTTCAGTATAAAATATTACTGCACTAAGATCGCTTGCCAACGTAAAGTCTCGAATAGACTTATAAGAAGTAAGATTGTTTGTATCAGATACAAGGTTATATTTATTGTTTAGCTGTTTGTGGGAGAAGTAATCAATAACATTTCTAAACGGAGTTGTAACAACCATATTGTTAGAGGCGTCCGCTTCGTCTGTGTTGTCCTCCAATATGAATGTAATTGGTGATGAGTTATTTGATAGCGGCGCTTCAAAGAAGTCAGTGAATGTATTCGGATTCCTAGGTACAGTTGCTCTTTCCGCGGGATCTACAAGACGGTCTGGCGTATTGACAAAACCTATCTTATTAGTCTTTCTTAGTCTTCTACCGGGCTTTGTTTCGCCGGTCCTTATTTGTTTCCAAGTTGGATAGCCATATGGTCCATTTCGCGTTGTCATTAAAACATTAAAATAATCCTCATCATTATCAAAGGCAGGAGACGACCAGTAGTCGGCATTTGTATATGAGGAGATAGCATCTGATTCCAGAGGAAACCCTAACGTGTGTGCAGATGCGGTGTATGGATCAACTACTGTTGTAGTAAGCCCAACAAAAGATGCGTCCTCATAGGTTCCCGAAACAATAAGTTGATCAAGCACGCTCGCACTAAAACAAGACGGTCTATCGTTGCCGTAGATAATCTGACCTTCAGCCAACGATGCAGTCACCCAAGAGTATTGCTGTGTAGAGCGCGGGATGGCATGCTGAACAAAAAGGTTATCGAACACAGAGGATGTCATGAAAGTTGTCCCAGACAACTCTATTCTACGGCGACGGTTTCTGTTTGTTTTGTGCCAAGATGGAACTGTCACATAAGTGTTAGCCGGAACAGAACCGAACACCGGGTCATGACCGAAGGCGCCGGCATGCAGTGTGGCTAGTTGGTTTAGCCCTCTTGGCTTGCCAAGCTGGTCTTCTACTCTAACAGAACCTGTTAATGTGTTGTCCGTATTAGAGCCAGACAGACCTCTGTTGATGACGCCAAGGTTTCTATATGGAGAGGCGTTGTATACCGATAACTCTTCATGTGCTGGATCCCTGTAGCCTCTAGATAGCACCTCATACGAACCCGGGGACGAAAATAGGTTAACAAACACTGTCTCGTTTGAGTTTGCACCAGTTCTGTCTGGTAATTCATAATCTAAATCACCACCAGTATTTTCTGTTGTATCTACTACAAGTGGGAAACGACCTCTTGTCGCAAGTGTTTCCGGGTTAGCTGCGAAACTAAATGACTGATCTTGGAAGAATGGGTCATTGATAGAACGACCAGCTGTCTGAACGACCTGATAGTTCTTTTGGTAGTTACCGATTGGGTTGTGTACCAAAACTCCTGAAAGTCTCGTGCCAACTGAGGCAGTTGTCATCAAGATGTTCTTGATATTCACAGGACGCTTTGCTGTTTCGTCGCGGAAGCGCTGACCGGTCTCTACTTCTGGGAGCCAACCGTGAGGCGCTGAGCCGGCAGGAGAGTCTAGGAAGGGATAGTTTGGAGAGACTACGCCCAGGGCGCCTGATGCTCCTACGGGAGACTCTGGAAACGGAGGGTACCCTAGGCCAAGGAGGAGACGGAATCCTTCGGCTCTTGCTTCTCTAGTATCATTTCCATCATTCAGCTCAGTGTGTCGATAATATCTACCACCAACAAATTTCTCTGTAAAGGGTCCCTGAGCCGGTATTCCTGTATCAAAAACAAAATCATGGTGAAGGTTGGTAACCATCGTCCCAGATTTGTAATTCTCAATAACCTGACTGTTATATCCGGTGGTTACAGAAGAGCTGTATAGACTGAACGGTCCGTAGGTTTTCCCATAGTTATTTAGATCTTCGGATCCGGACTTGTTTATGGATGGATTGATGCCGTATGAAAGTTTTATGTTTGCACTCGGGTTAAAAACGTCACTCGTGTCAACCAAACTTTCCACATCTGTATCAAACGATAGCATGATGTTTAGTGGGATATTGGAAGAGGCGCTAACAGGCCCGTAAGGCTGTGTCGCTTCAAAAACAAAATTTGGTTTATAGTTTGATCTCTTGGTAACACCACCATGAGTAATATCCAAATTGCGCCTAATCTTAACAGGAGACTTTAAGCCTCTATCGTATCTTTCTTTTATAACGTCAAAGATTGCGGATCTAGCACCGGACTTTTCTTTTCTAAATCTCTGCCACTTGGACTTCTCGTCTTCCGGTAGTCCATCGGCACCAGGAGAATGAGTTTCAAACCAGCTACCAATGTCATCTGTTTTAGACAGACCACGTTGGTGCTTACCACCATCGCGAGGAGGGTGCTGCTCGGGAACACCATAGCTTGGCAAAGTACCAGTAAGATCAATAGCGCCTCGCCTCTTTAAGAATGGAAATTTGTTTTGATATTTTGGTCTTTCTAATACATGGTTCTCGACCACAACCCGCACATTTTCGGCAAAATCAGCCGAAGCTGGTACAAGTTGCCCAAGCATTGCTGACAAAGATGAATCAAACCACTTATAGAACTCATAAAACTTTTCAAAATCCAGTTCATTGTTGCCCACTTTTTCAAAAAACTTTTGACGCATGTGATTCATCTGCTTATATTCTGGGCGCCACCTCTCAACCGGATCACCTATAAGGTTGTGAATATCTTTCATGGTAGCGAAATAATTTATTATTTCTTCTGAAACAGTCTGATACATGCTTTTTTCGAAAGCAAAAAAGTAATTTATTGGTCTTGAATCAGGTGTAAATACGTCTTGATCCTCTGCGTTTAAGACTTTTACCATATCGATAGACTGAACATTTTCAGGCAAGTTCAGTTTTGAGGAAACAACAAAATCTTTATTTATGGCTTTTGTGGACGATACATCAAAGAAATCTCCTCGTCCTGTTAGTTGTTTATTAAGAATGTTACCAAGTGAGCCAAATCGAGTAAATGCGGCTGAGCCTGAACTAATATCATCTACTATAAACCTTCCGCTGCTGTCTGAGCCGGTGTTGTTCAAAAACTCCCAATTGAACGCTAAGGTATCAAATTTGGAGATCTCTCCGTAGGAGGCAGAAGTGTTAAATGGATATGCATAAAGATGCGGCTGATCGGAACCATAGTTCTCGACATCCAGCACATGGGCCCTAAGAACATCATCCTCTATATAATCTAGCCAATAGCGACAGGAACTTACCTTAACATCGGAGCTTTCCAGCAGACTGCCGGTAAAGTTAGTTCTGTGGGCACCTACGAACGCTCTCTTACTTCCAGTAACAAATCCAGCCGGTGGTGAAGCGACTGTGCCTGATACGGTGAATTCTTCTTGTACAATCCCAGCCTCAGTCTGGACACCGTGTAATTCTACGACGTAGTTTGCACTCACACCGCTTACCAGACCCTTCAAGGGGTATTCTTCGGGGCGAATTCTTACAGATAAGTTCCATTTTTTATTATTGTATACATCCTGATATAGAGAGGAAGTTAGTAGCGGCACATATCCACCTGCTGTTCCTGTCAAAAAGAACTGAACATTCGTTGAGTTTAACTCATCTCTAACAGCGTACACTTGAAAGTTAACTAAATCGTTAGGATCCCAGGTCGTGTCTGTTCCGGAATCAACAGTCCCATGCATACCAAACAGCGAGGAACTTATCGTATTAGTGCCAACATATGCAATTGAGGACGGCTCAAGCTTGAGAGGAAATAGAATTTCAGTCTCTAAAGTAGATGCATAGCCATCTAGCAATCCCGAGCTTGAGGTTATAAAGCCAACAGAGTCCGAATTGGATGCATCAGCATAGTTGTACACCGTGGCATTCTGGCCTGTGGTCGTGTTAAAATCGACAAACTTGTCTCCAACTATAATGTCTCTTCTATTATCTCTAAGTTCGTACTGTATGTTGTCGGCGTATATGTTGAGCTTAACCAACTCATCATCAATTCCGAAGCACCTAATAAGATTTCTAAATGCTTTTTCGGTTCCCTTGGACTTGTAGATATAGTTTAGGTTGTTATAGATGTTCTGATAAATCGTATTCTTTACGTCGTGTAAAGACTTCTCGTATACTCTGTCTTCGCTTCTGTCTGCAAGCTTTTCTAATACATCTGCGTCAAGAAAAATTTCTGGGGCTACAAAGCCATAGGAAGAAAGTAGTTTTTCAGCAAATGGCAAAGGCTTATCACTACCACTTGGGTATTGAATGTCCTTTAGGTGATTGAGATTTTCAATCTGGAGATGTAAGGTGTCGAAATAACTTGAGATTATCTGCGTAAGGTATTTAACGTTATTTGTGCCTTCTGAGTCTTCCTCGGTTATCCACGAGGGGATTGAACCATAGATAGAGGCATTATTGTTTACATCATGCGCAGATCCGGATGTCTCCAAATCCGATGACAATGAGACAATATCTGGATGAAACGAGTAGATAATCGGATCTTTAAACTCACTAACCGCTGCGTTTGATAGCACAATAGCGGATCCTGTATTTCTAGAATTAGATCCATAGCCAGTCCATGAGCCGTTCGAGAAGCGTCCGGAATAATCTAAGACTGTGCTGTCTGTGGTTGTTACTCCTGTAATGCCTTCGTTAAACTTAAAGTAAACCCCCAAATCTACATTTGCTGACTCCTCGGTCGTGGTAAAAGGAGTAGGGTCAGTATTGACGCCACCACCCACTTGTGTGAACCAAAAGCGCCCAATCTCCCGTGACGTTCTTTGGGTCTTCCAGTATCTTAACTCATCTATGGAACCAGATAATTTACCCGAGCCCACCATATCAACGCCATGAAAGGTGTTTCCTGAAACGGCGGTTATTAGCGCTCCGATGTGGGCGCGCAAGTTCGAAGAATCTGTATCGTTGATGCCGGATGAGCCTAACGTTGATTCGTTGTTCAAGTTTCCATCAACATAGAACCTTGTTGCAACACCAGCCGAAGCAGACTTAACAGTGACCGCATAATGGTGCCAATTGGAGTCAGCTACAGAAGCCGTGGTGAAAGAAGAAGCAGCGATGGCTTGTTGATAGAATCCAGTAGTACCCGACAGTACGGTAAGCAAGAATGGATCTGTGCCGTCTGCCGCGCCGGATAACTCTAATCTAAACCGAAGATAATCGGCAGAAGAAGAAAGCTCGCCGTTCCAAAGATCAAAGATAACCTCTTTTTCAGTCAGTGAGGTAACAAACTCTGTCTTGTTAAGCCAGAACTCTAGAGAGGCGCCTTGGGACGCCAAATCAAATTCTAGATTAGATCCTCTGTTTTTAGATGGTTCATAATAGTTAGACCCAGTAAATTGAGTCGATTTAGGGCTCATCCCATTTGGATTAGCATTCGGACCACCCTTTACAAAAATATACTCTAAAGAGGACGGTAAACCATAGCCGGATGTTTTAGTTGATGCCCCCCACCCATCGGCAGAAATAATCGCATAACCATTTGTTCTCGGATACAGATTGTTATAAATATGAAGATCAATATAGGTTGAGTTGTTCTCCCACTCTAATCTTTCTCTTAGCGAACCATCATAGGGATATTCATTATATATTCTCTTAATTGCTTGATCGTAATATTCTTGGGCCGAGCCGTAACGAGCAAAGTTCTCCGGATTAGAGAAGTCCACCCTGGGTATGAATCTCTCTTCTTCGATAATGTCTTGTTCGTGGTATCCAACAGACTCTATTTGTGAACCAATTTCATCTGCTGTTTTGCCCGAAAGAGCCTTGATATTTTCGGCTACTTCAAAATACTTTTTGATGCTCATACTTTAATTATCATTCAACTCTAAATTTAAACGTTTGAGGTTGTTCTTGCCAGTCACCAATACTATCATTGTAGTAGGACAGCTTTATCTCATACATGTAGTCTGCCTCTAGAAGAGACATATCCAAGTCAAAAAAGCTTCCTTCCTTGTCGTACGAGAGGTAAGTGCTAAAATCTGAACCTGTTCCGTATGGGATGGCAGCTAAATTATCTGTTACACGATGAATGCTAAATGATGCACTTTCTATAATGTCAGTTGGATTGTTTGCTGTTGCAACTGTATAAAGAGTAGGAGACCAATCTCTATCACGAACAAAGAATCTAAATCTTGCTGTGTCCTGTGTAGAATATGTCTTTTTGAGATTCTTGCAAGATGTAATCCTATTAAATGTTGGCGCATGATCATAAGTCGGCATTAACTCAGGGAAGAACGAACCGGTAAAGTACTCAACTCCTCCGGAGTGCCACACATCGTGTATCTCCTGTAAGGGCGTGGCAGCTGCTGTGAGGGCTATATTGCACGAATAGATACCTGTGCTCACATAACTGCCTGTAGCGTTTATATCGCCCGTAGAAACGGTGCTGCCGCCGGCTTGAAGTAAAAGTTTTGAGCCAGTGGGTTCACCGAACGAGCTGGAGTAGAACGAAACTAGTATACTATTTGTACCAATGGCCGGGACATTATTTAAGCCGCGTCTACCATAGTTGTAGAATTGTAGTGTGTTTAGATTATCTTCCGCCGGGGCGCGGGAGGAAGAGAAGAAGAAATTTTCTCTATCGTCCATTGTGCGCGAATCCCATCGAGCCTCAATCATTGGACGCTTAAAAAAGAACTCACTTGATCGAGCAAAGAATTTCTTTGTGTAATATGACTGAGTTGCGCCGGATGTATTCTGAATCACAGAGCCTGAGTCAGCACCGAGGGACGATGAGAAATAAGCCTCCTGAGAAGCAGTTAGCCGAATACCAAAACCGTAGTTGTTATACTCACCTCCAGATAAGCCTTTAATCCAGTTTTCTACAACTTCTGAAACATCTACTTCCAGGTCTTCATATCCCTCTGGGAAGCTAACGTTATAGTTGTCCTGGGACAGGTAGTCTCCACCGATGTTTGTCCACCCAGTCGTAGATGAAGCAGATAGCCAGTTAGAGAAGCCAAAGTCTTGATATTCATCCATATCAAGCCCCGTACCCTCATTCCACGATTGTGATACGGGCGCAACAACTAAATTAAAATCTTGCGGAAGAGTAAAAGGATGCTCTGCATTGAACATTCTAAGAAAAAACGATACAGAACCAGACGCTGGGATTGTGCCGGCAGCTCTATCAGCTGAAATAGAGGACACCGGAAATTGAATTAAAATTCTGGAAAGTTCCTGGGACTGTCCGTTGGAGCCCGACTCTTGCCCGTAAATAGAAAATACCTCAAGCGAATCGGCATACCCCATATTAGAGCCCGTACCTCTTGTTACAAGATTGGCTTCGTAAGCGTTAGTGATTGTGTTGTCGGCACTAGCTGTGTATCTTAAGATGGCCATTATTGGATAGCTCCTGTGATATCAATGTTTGGAAACTTTAACTCAAAGACAACGTTATTTTCGCCCTCAATACGTCGACCATCTGCTGATAACTTCTCTTTAAAATCGTATGAAATTGATGAGTACGAGCCTCCCGAGCGATCCACAATTTCGAGATCCACAACATCTATTACGCCTTTAACTTTTTGAAGCACCTTATAAAAATCCGTAATTAATATTGATTCTCCAATATCATATTGATTTTTAAGAATATAATCTCTGATTGCAGCATTTGCTCTGTTGATTACAGTAAATCTATTATCTCCCAAATCAACAACCACAACGTAGTTAATACCAAAGTTGACAATCTGTGCATCTAAAATGTCTACGGTATCATTAACTACTTTATATTGTAATATCCAATTTCTTAAATTATTTTTCAAAGTTACGTTTGCCGGTATTAACTTGCCACTTGTGTCCTCAGATATAACATAAAGATTAAGATTTCTCTTAAATTCGTCAAAGTCCCTAATAACAGCAGCACGCTTGATCGCTCCAAATTTTCCTGGCATACCGTAGCAGATGGATTGGTAATCTTGAATGGTGACTGCTCTGTTTTGCGTGGCATAAAATCCAAACACTCTTTGCTTTATTTCATCTGATGAGGGGAGTGAAATATCTCCAACAAATGGCTCTTCGTTTAACACCTCCAATGAGGAGATAACGTTATTTCTTAGCGTTTGTGAAATAGAGCCCTGTGAAGCAAATCTAAACAACGGTCTGTCGACCGATGTAATTGTGTTGACGCCAGCATTCACATCATTATTTAAGTTAACTCTATATCCAATTCTTAGAGTAGTGTTAGCTGGTGCGATGCCAAACTTGTCCGTGCTTATGAGCTTTGTGGGGTCAAAATCTAGATCTGTTACATAAGTTCTACCGTTTAAATCTAGAACCAAGTTAGAGGGATCTACAACCGAATTTGATAAAAGTTCTGAATCTGAACCATACCCAAACTGTAAGTGCGTTCTGTTGCCCTCTCTTTCGACTGTAAATCTTCTTGCCACTGGTACAGCCTTCAATATATTTCTTACCGTAGAATTCGTAGCTGAATTTGTATTTCTAATTGCCTTGTAAATGACGTTTTGCGATAAGTGATCTACCTCAACATATTCATGCCCCTCAGAATCCGTGACAGACAGAACTTCAGCTACCCTACTATTTTCAAGATCAACTCTCAAAAATCGCTGGAAGTCTCCAAGCTCTATCTCTTTGAATAATGTTCTTCCGGATACTGCTCGGCCCTGTGCTCTAATAACAAAGTTTGTTGGATTTCCTGTCGTTCCATCAACAGTTCCAACAACCACTTGATTTGTTGATACAGAAAAATCTACGTCCTCTAATAGCGTATATAGCCCCCCACCTGTGGACGAAAAGATAGATCCGGCGCGCAAAACTGGAGCGTAATCTAAGTTTGGGCCCGCTGTATCTGATGCCGATGGGACCTGAACATAGAAAGTAAGCACCCCATAAGAAGATGGGCTCGTATTAAGCTTGAATCCCATCTGTCGCGCGAGGCGAATAACATTGTTGTATTCAATTGAGGTCTCTAAAAATGACTCGTTTGTTTGGTAATCAAGGTAAAAAGACAGAATGTCACCAATATAGGCAACAGTATCTAACATTAACGATCCAAAAGAAGCTTTATTAAAGTCTTTATATGTATCTGGGTAATATCTTTTAGCGTAATTTTCTAAATCTCTACGGATAGAGTCAAAGTCACGGCTGGTGTAATCAATAGGTTGTAGTTTTTTGGACATATTTTATATCTCTAAATAGGTTGGTCCACATCAATTTGTAAAGATGTTGATAATCGAAGTGGCAATATCGTAAACGATATTGAAATGGATAAATTATGAGGGAACAGATCCGGGTTTCCTTCGGGTATTTGAAACTTAATATTCTCAATACTAATGTAACTTAGATACCTTTGCACTTGCTCTCTGATATTTCTATCAATCTCTGAATAAGTGTTATCACCATTCAATTCAAATAAGTACTTTCTTAGACCCACACCAAACTCAGGATCCATTATCCTTTCTCCCGGGATGGTTAGGATAAGCATTTTAAGGTTTTGCTTAGCTAGTTGTTCAAAAGTGGTGTTTAAATTGTAAGCCCCAAAGACTTCATCTACTACTAAGGGCAACTGTGGTGAAAGACCCGACGACATTCTTTATCCTACTCCTCCTCTGTGTCCTCGCAAGGGTCGGTGAGTTCGTCCAGTGCGGGGTCCGGTGTACACTCGTTTGCGTTTGCATTTTCTGCTGCAGCATCCGAAGCATCTGCTGTTTGGTTTGTGATCTCACTTGTAAGTAGTTCTAACAGTAAATAAAGAATGCCAAGTGGAGATGGAGGTGTCATTAACATGCCAGAAACCGTTCCAGTAAAATCTACACCATCTATAGATAGACGTGGGAAAAAGTTAGGCGGCAGCGATGGAAGTGTTTGCTGCGGGTTCTCTGGGTCGGGGAACTCTCCATTCGATATGTTTTGGATTAAGTTATCAGCAATACAAAGTATAAACGTCATCAAATCACTACCATTTAAGTTGGGAGTTATTTCATCGTTTGTTGCGGTGGCAATCTGTGTATTAATCGCGGCAGCTGGCTGATCTATGGCCATTGATGCTGCATTGAAAGCAAAGCCTGTCCCTTGTTTGATTATTTTAGATAAAGCAACATGAGGATCCACAAGCCCAACCAAGCCTTTCAAAATGTC